GGCTACTCCTATATCTTACAAGAAGATCCAGGGGCCGGTTTTCAAGCCGATTTCAAGCCATATCTAACACCTGGAGAGGTGTTAGCGCTCGGCGCCTTTGAGGGCAAGTATCTGAATGATTGTGGCCTAGAGTATCCTGCCGAGTGGTTTCTCCAGGCCGGCTCCTTAGATAAACTCCATCCCGAGGGTCCAGAGATTTCCGTGAATTATTTCCAGATAAAATCCCGCCTCCCACTCCAAGCCTGGAGGGAGAAGGGCTGGGTCCCTCCTAGTCAAGGCCAGCGCAGACACATTTCAGCCCAGCATCCTCTTCTTTCAGATAGTAAGCAAAACCCAGATCTTCGCGGATGGTTCGAGTGGTATTGTCGCTATTGGATGGGTCGGCGAATCCCGCCTCTTGATGAAATTCAGATCAAGAGGTGGAAGGCGTTTGTCAGACACAGTGGTGCCGTCAAGGCAAATTGCGCGGCAGGTGATCTTACATGCAGGCCGAGGCAGAGACAGGCTCTCCTTCATTGGGCGCATAATCCTTTTATCTGATAGAAAGAGCATTAGAAGCATAAAAGGCGCTCGTCATAAGAATACCACCCCACAGAGTGTCTAGAACACCGAAGCGGATATCATAGTTCTTCAGAGTGGCATAGTTTGTAAAGTCGTAGACCGCATAGACAGAGGAACCAAGTAAAAAGGCTTCCACTCCAGTCTTTGGAATCGTCAGTAAATAGGAGAGTGCAAAATACACAATAACGGCAGGGATGATTCTGAGAACAGCATCATCTCCACCTTGTATCTGGCGCACCATCGTGCTTGTAAAGGGCTGCGTAGCTAAGAGCCATGGAAGATCGAGGACGACTAAGAGCGCGGCGCGCGATACAAATGCCATGACCATGTTCATCTACTCATTATTGTTATTATTGCGATTCCAGCTCTTCACTTTCCGCGTTCTTGTTTTCAAGGGACCCCCCTTTCTCAGTGTCTTTTCTGACTTCTTTCCTGCAGGCTTTCCACGGGTTGCGTTGTTGTTATTGATATGAGGGCCACGCGGATGTTTATATTGTCTTGTAGGCACAGCATTATTATTGTTGTTGTTATTAGTATTCAAGAAGCGTCTTCCTCTGAAATAGAAATAGCGAGAAGGCCTTGCCGCAGTAGGCAGAGGTGCAGCTCGGGGTCTTCTAGTTCCATGAGCTAGTGCCCTGCTAGGTAAATCGAGCACGAAATCTTTTTTGAAGGATCGTAGCATACTCTTTGCAGCCTTCTTTCTAGACCATTCCACCTCCTCTTCAGATACGGGAAGTCCAGGTGTAAACTTGGTGCCGAGGCCCTTATCACCGTATCCCATATAGTATAGGAAATCCACAATTTGACCTCTGGTAAATGGTTTGTATAAGTGCACTGTATTGTCGTTCTCTAAGGTTCCAATAGGCTGCATCTTGGCAAGTGAGACAAAGAGCTTCTTGTTTGCCTCACTATTAGGTCCTTCAAACCACGCCAGATCAAACTCAAGTGGTTCTTCATCATTCTGAGTGTCTAGTAAATTGCGAATTAATTCAAACTTTTCCGCAAATAAATCTAATGCGAGTCCCTCTAGAATATAGGGCTCTTCCATCTACAGGTGGCGCTCAAAATTAAGGAAGCTCAAAGAGCTTCCTTAATTGTGAGGCCTGCCACCATATGCGACAGTAGTGTATTGCGTTTAAAAGAAAGTTAAAAAGAACAGGGCGCTGCTAGATGAACGACGCGGTCGTTAGATTAGAGGGCTTCTCAAGTCCTCTGAAAGGACAACGGCTCTGGGTCTGCGGTCCTCCGTCCACAATCGGAAAGCAGATACTCAATCGCTTAACAGTGCTTGAAGAGGAACTTCTTGGTCGTGGTCGCAAGGTTCTTCTTATCCAGAACCAGCGCGATCTTCCTATGCGCTGGTCCCAGAAAACACAGTGGGATGCCACGTTTCGTATCAGAGAGACACAGGATCTGCGACTTTCTGTGACGTATATTCAAAATGCGGCGAAGCCGGTCCGTGTTGTCTGGATTGGAGATGAGCCGCCTACCACGTTGCTGGCAGCGGTGAATACTTCAGACATCACCTTTATGGTGGGAAGCACAGCGGTTCCTCGTGGTGTCTGGTCTGCCATCTTTTGGCACACGACTACGGAACAGAGCTTGATTGAAGAGGGATTAGGGCCACGTATGGGAGGACCTACAGTGCAAAAGCTGAACCTGCCTTCTGTTCTCAGAGAACTGAGTGCATCCAATGTCGGTCTTGTCTGGTCGTCCATTGGTGAAAAGGAGAAGGGAGGATCTGTGTATTGGTATGATGCGGAGGAAGAGACAGTCACGAATGAGCCAATGGAGCCGAGGGAAATGAGTGGTCTCTTACGAGAGATCGCTGATTCCATTTGCCCGAAGGAATAATATTTTTTTTGCGTTCGTAAACTCTATTTACATCTTCTTGCGTTCGTAAACTCTCTAAAAGAAGATGCTTTACATCTTCTTGAAGAGCTTGAACGTGCCCTTCTTAGCGACGTAGCCCATCTTACGCAGCCGCGTGATGGCCTTCTTGCCCGCCGCGTGCTTCTTCTTGCTGACGACGCGGCCCGCCTTCGTCTTCATCAGGTCGCCCTTCTTCAGTCCGCCGGACGTGTGCTTCGCCGTGCCGTGGAACACCTGCGCCTTGCTGCCGACCGTAGCAACCTTGCCGCCGTTCTGGTTGCCATTGTTATTGTTGTTGCCGCCACCATTCTTGCGAGTAACATTTGACATTTTATATTATTAGTTTAGATTTTACATCTGCAAGCGGGGAACACCACCTCCCTGGATCTCCTTCACCAGGCGCACCATATCCTTCACCTCGTAGACGCCTGCAAAATGAACGAGGAAATCGCCAGGAGTCCAGAGATCCTGGCCAGGCAGACCACGCAGATACGCATTGAACATCTTGTGCTTATTCGTCACCTCTACCTTTGCTAAGTCAGAAGGCACCGTCTCCAGCAACTTAATCATGGCGGCATTCTCCCACCAGATGTGGAAAAGCAGATCCGTCTGCTCACCCACACGCTTCCAGTAATCACGCGTCCAGGCCGTGTTGCGCATCAGAATATTGCCACTATTGATGTGGCCGCACGAGTCAATGCACATCAGCATATCCTTTGAATCGGGCAGTAGAGCGAGCATCTGGGTCTCCACCTTCAGATCGGGATTCGTAATGAGAACATCAGCGTCCGAGAGCCAGACAAGCGCTCCCTGAGGCAGATCACCCAGCACCTTCAAGATAAACGGCACCTTTGACCACGGAATCGGGCGTTCCCTGTCCCAGAACTCCTCGCCTCCCTGAATATAGGTGTATCCGTGCTTCGCAGCGTAATCCCTCTTTGATGAGAGCAAGGGCTCCATTCCCTTCTTGAAATCTGCGCCAATGGCCAGTGTAAGGACTGTAATACTCATCTTTATGTGTAAGGGTTCCCCTTTTTAAACCAGTTACTTCCTGAGCTAAGTAAAAATTGAAACCTGTCCCTCCCCAATCCCAGGTAACAATGGTTTTCACATATGCACGCGATGAAGATGGTCTCTATATCTGCCCTCACTGCGGTGACAAGAAGCGACTTCCCTCTACGATGAATATGCACAGGCGAAAGTGCGAGGGAGATCTTGGCCACGAGTGTTCCTCTTGTGATTATAAGTGTTTGTCAAGGGGTCGTCTAGAGCTGCATATTGCAGCGAAGCATCCCCAGGCAGGAGGAAAGAAGATTGCGCTTTTGAAGTGTCCCATCGATGGATGCACATTTCAAACGCTGGCAGCAGGGAATCGTCTCATTCATTTCGTGCGGAAGCATTGTTCAGCAGAGGTTGCCCACATCTTGGACGAGGATGGGATGACCTGTAAGGCATGTGATAAGGAGTTTCAGTCAAATACCGCCTTTCAGTATCACGCAGCTCATTGTATTACTCTGCGCGATGAGGTGAAGTCTAGGCACTTGACCGCTTTGATCGCGTAGAGCGGCGCTTACGTCTTGTCTTGCGTCTACCGCCTGCAGGAGTGGCGTTGGCGGCAGCAACAATAGCTCTACAACGAGTAAGTTCATCATTATCCTCTCTTTTTTCTAAACTAGCTTGTATTGCATTAGAAAATGCAAGTGTTGCCGCATGCTCTTGACCACTCCGCTCTTTTATTTCAGCATTTGTTAACCATTCTTTTATATTAGGCCCATATGGAGGAGAAGTTTTATATAGGGTTCTTTTCTCATCTTTCATTTTTTTTAAAAATGCCTCTTCTTTCTTCTTCTCTCTTTGTCTTTTTGACATAAATATACTTCTCCAGTCCATTCTATCTAATCATCCGAAATAACATTTACAGCCATCAAGATATTGTAGATGTGGTAGCCGAGAGCCGCGAATCCAGCCATTGCTAAAAGCTCATACGCAGCGCGCGGCGTCTTTTTTCCATTGTAGCCGATATAGATCAGCAGAGGGGCGATTAAAAGAACATGGATCAGATTCACCCATAGATATGTGGATGCGCTCAGATACCGGTAAAACCCCTTTACCGAGTGGACAAGAAGAACGACAAGGCCAGTAACAAGGGCCACCCAATAGGCCCAGTCGGGTGTAGCGGCTCGCTGGAAAGCCACATAGAAAAAGAAGGGAACAACGACGGCTAAGTGAAAAAGGGAAAGGACCACGTGCTGGTTCATCTATTAGTCTCTATTAAATCAAGAAGCTCGGCGGCATTCTCTAACGCCCCTTCCACCCATCCCTGCCTCAGACTGAAACTCTCGCCACACACATATAGGCTAGGATACCGAGACGGAAAGGGGTGTAGGGTCTCTTTACACACTGTCTCGGGATCATAGTTTCCAGGAAGCCAGTAGCTCACTCCTTCGGGCCACGGATGAGTCTTGAAAACATCGGGATCAGGAATTTTAATCTCAGAAAACAGAGCCCTCAAATCACGCATCACCACCTTTTCTAGCCCGCCCTCACCCACAGAATCGAGGATGCCCATGTAGTGCCTCGCGAACTTCGCATCCGTATAGCTGATCATTCCAACACGATCTCCAACAGGAATGAAGTAGCGAATCGGCGATGTTGTCACAACCCGTGTCATGCCTCGGAGCCACGGCTCAGAAAAAGAGGCATAGATACGGAGAAGCGGCTCCATGGCCACTTTATCCAATGCCCCCCATCCTTTGAACGGCGTTAGCATGCGTAGAGCATTCGCGTGTAAAGCAAGAATCAGCTTTTTACAGTCAAGACGAACTCCAAGGCGGCTTGCGCCTTGAGTCCAAGAACCAACCTTGAAGTTCGCCCAGCCGTCGCCGAGGCCGACGAGTTCATGCTGAGGAAGAATCTGCCCACCTCTATCCTCGATATCGGCAACCATGGCATCAATCAAGGCCGAGAGCCCCTCTTTGCAGATGGAATAGCCCTCGTGAGAATGCATCTCTTCAAGAAACTCACGGATCGCCATGTCGGCCCTCATGGTCACGATCTCAGAGTGATACGGAAAACGGTCCATCCATTTTTGCGTCTCGGCGAGTCCATGGATTTTCACTAGAAGCTCTTTCAGAGTGTGCTGCGCCAGCTCTGAAGCCGGAAGAAGAGCGAGCGGTTTGATGAGAAGATCAATCGCCGGCTCAAAATGATTCTCTTCATACTCTGAAGACCCCGTTTCTCTGAACCGGAGGCCGCCGCCGATCGGAATCGTATGAAGCCCGTATTCTTTGATCAGGCCGAGCAGCATTGTATGTGAGTTCTTAATGCGCCCCGCACCCATTTCCCACTGGAGCCCCTCTTTTTTGAAGGTTGTGGCTCGTCCACCGAGTCTCTTATATTTTTCACAGACTGCCACTTTCATAGTTGGATTGTGTTTGAGAAGTTCTCGAGCACAATACAAACCTGCTATTCCACCACCTACGATTAGAGTATCGTAGGACATCTATTTACTATTATACTTATTATACAACATTCGCGCCTACACCCTGGAGCATCCACTGGTCATCTCCAACATATAAGAGATAGCCGTTGAACCCTCCCCGCAGCGAAAAGCTTGATGTATAATTTTCATTGTCTGGTGCTTTGACTCTTACATTTGTATCTAAGTAAAATGTCATCAAGCTGCCGGATAACAATGACATATTTGCAAGATAAATGATAGGAAAACTATTCCACTTTGCAGTTATCTTTGAGGGTAGTGTGATATTTATGGTAGTTGATCCCCTGTAGTATAGTTGATTTTGCGCATCATACTTGGTTATAGTGTAAGTGGATAGGGAACTAAGGTCTTTCTGAGACATATCCTTATTTGAGGCAAATGAACGCAGAACTGATGTCATTTATATTTATGCGTTAGAAAATGTCTGGCCAATCCACTCCACTATCTTCAGATTGTCAGATGACTGTAAACTACTGACCACTTTCATATCCTTGATTGCAATAAAAGAAGGAATAGAGCGTAAACCACAGAAACCGTGTGTATATGTGTTCTGATCCACATCGCACTTGAACCAGTAAACGGCCTTATTCGCTCCCATAATCTCGTCATACTTAATACGCCTGCAGGGTGCGCACCAACTGGCCGTAAAATAGACGACGATTTGTGGAGGGATCTTGGCCTCTGTTGGAGCGCGACCGATCAGTTGCTCAAACTGATCTTGGGAAAGGAGGGGTTCCATTAGGTTTAAAACTATAGAATATATTTAAGTAAGATGAGCCTTGGTGAAATTAATATCTACACGCCCGCAGGGCAGGCGATTATGAGCATTGTCCAGCAGGATCCAGAGATCTACACGATTCTAGATATTGGTAGTTACACAGGCCTCGGCACAACTCTTTGCGTGGTTATGGGGGCTATGGCAAGGGCCATATACAAGCCTGTAAGCGTTCTCTCCCTCGAGACAAATCCTGGGCACTTGGATGTAGCGCAGAAAAACTGGGAAGGCCGCCCTGGAAAGGAGATGGTTCAGTTCTCTAGAGCACGCGTTGCAAAATCTATGATGACTGATGCAGAGATTAAAGCACATCCTGTCTTCGATCAATGGAAAGTCCATTATGATCGGTGGCATATATCAGATGTTGCAAACCTTATTGAGACTCCTCTTATTAAGATAAATTCACCCATAGACATGGTCATTATTGATGGCGGTGAGTATTGCGGATTCCAGGACTATATGGCGATTAAGGCATGTAATCCCAAGTATCTTATGCTGGATGATATCAGAACAATGAAGACAGATAAGGTCTTGGAAGATGCGCTTCAGAATGGATATTCTCTTATCTATAGGACGGAGGATCGCAATGGATTTGCCATTTTAAAGCGCTCCTCTTGATCGAACTGCCGAAAGTGTAAATCCTGCAGCAGTGATCATTGTGAGTATTCCAAGGGCCAAAAAGTCCATTGACGGAAAAGATGACTTTGCTGTGCCACCTCCAAGTTGTTTTGTGAGGCTTGTTAGACTGGATAGACTGGGTGTTGCACCTGTCAGGCTTGTCAGGCTGGATAGACTGGGTGTTGCACCTGTTAAACCAGGAATAGAAGCTCCAGAAAGCCCGCCTACATCAGCAATACCAGCTGCAGCAGCAATACTGCCGATACCTGCTGCAGCTACAAGATTGGCAGACTTAAAAAAACTATAGGCTGTAAGTGCTAAAAGTCCTGTTGTCGCAGTGAGAAGAATTGGCGATAAAACTTTCGCCGCGTCTCCAATAGGAGAGGGCTGTTTAACAAGTCCATATTGATCAATAAAATATAAGCTACCTGCTACACAAGTAAAGAATAGATTGAGAAACGCCTCACCCGTTGGTCCGAGATCTTTTGCATCGACCGCTGTTCTACCTTTTCCTACAGCCCCTCCTCCGTAAAAAGGAAAGTCTAGCCCCTTTTCAGCAACCTTCTCTGCGTCTAAACTTTGTAAGATATCAAATACATACCATGATCCGAAAGTTAGAAGATTCACAAGAAATTTGGCAAAGGCTGTCTGTTGTGATCCGAGTAAATAGTGATCAAGACCCGCCATTCCAGTTACAGGAAAAATGGCAATAAGACGGTATAGCCAAACCGGAATCTTGGGTATTAGGCTTGGTGTTGTTAGACTTGCTGGCAGTGCGCTTGTTACACTTGCTGGCAATGCACTTGTTACACTTGTTGGTATTTTTGTTGCTGCGGCGCCTAATAGTGCCTGCATCCCCTATAACGTCGTGACTTTATTTTAAAAATAGACATACTTATTTTTAGGATTTTCAGCAGTGCAAGGATATTCATCCATATCAACAACTGGAAATCCAAAATTGTAAAGAGGTATTGCATTCCACACCATAAATCCATGAGAGACCTTAGGAAAGAGATTCTTGATATACTCCTTCTGATACTCCATACAAATCTCGCTAAAGCAGTAATTGCTTATCAGAAAAGCATTCTGGAGAGGAACTTCTGCGCCGAAGTTTGTAGAAGGATAGAACTTTACATTGAGCCCTGGCGTAACCTTTTCCAGATACTTTTCCTGTAACTTAATAATATTTGGCAGATCAATGATTGAATAGGTAAAGTTTGTATCCAGATACTTGGGTGCGAAGAAGTGGATGGCTAGACAAAGACCTCCATATCCACCTCCAAGTTCAATAATGTCTGGATTCTTCAAATTATGATTATAGATATGACTTAAGATAAGATGCGCCTGGAAAACATATCGTAGATTCGTTGGAGATACATCACCAAATGAATAGTTTCCTGTGCGAGGCCGGCCCAGAGAATCATTCAGCACGCAGAATTCCTTAATATCCTTTTCACTTAAATGAGTCACTCGTAGAATCACATCCAAGTATTGCTGTCCCTGATCAGGGGTAACGTGCTCTAGCATATAGACAAAGTCCTTGTGCGCCTTGAAGAAACTCAGGTCATTAAGTTCACAGATCTTTCCAACAAAGTCGGAATATTCATCGTATAAAGATGTCATTGACGTGATAACTTATTTATAAAGAAGCTTTTAAGCTTCTTTATAAATAAATTCTATCACTAACGACGTGATAACACAATAGATCTTTATATAGTAAACAAAAGTCCACCAAACCCATTCACAATGCGCAGCACATTATGATTGGTCGCATAGACACGAAGAGTCGCATTGCCTCTCGCAGGCGCCAACGCAGTATCAGGCACAAGGCCCGCCACCAGCGTAATATTATCAACACGCGACGCATTCATGCTTCCACTCGGCTGCATATCTTCAGGCTTCAAGGCAAAAGAATATAGATAGATGAAATCGTCATTTGGAATGACCGTGTGGTGCTGCCACGCCTGCACCAGGCGGAAATAACCAGCATCGCGCTGATCAAAGCGGTCCTGGCCGTCCAACTGGATCAGACCATTTGCCAGAAGATCCTGACGAATACCGATCTCACTCGTGGCCAAGCTGCTGAAGTTGAACCACTCGTGATACGCCTGCATCACGTCGCGCTGCACAATCCAGATGAACTCGCGGCACGGATGGTTGAACTCCAGACGCATATTGGCCAATGTATTTCCCGTCGGAATTGACAGCTTCTGCGTATACTGGACCTGCTCAATCAGATACTCGTGAGTGCTGCTCACGAAACGACGGCGCTCCTCAACATCCAGGAACACGTAGTCGCCCCACAACATCATATCCGTGATGGTGGCTGAGTTCACCTGTGTCGTATTGCAATTCTCCACCAACTGCTGCCCATAAAAGAGCTGCTGGAGAGGGCGGAGCTTCACATTGATGCGAATAGGGTGATACTGGAGAGCAATCAGAGGCAGATACAAACCAGGGTTCTTGTTGAACCAGAAACGCAGAGGAATATAGAGCTTCAGAGGCCCATTCAGATCCGGTGTCGTATACGCATCCACTTTTCCAATCATGTCATAGAATCCGTTCTTCTGTGACGTTGTCGTCGTCAGATTAGACCAGATCTCCATCCACTCGCCCGTCTGCCGATCAATGAGCTGCTCGCCGATCTCCAGGGAAATTTCCTCAATAAGGGCGTGGCCGATACTATTGCAATAGGAGACAGGTGTTCCGTCCGTAAGGGTAAGTGCAGGCAGAGTCACCTCAAGAATAATGGGACCGAGCAGATCGGCGCGACGAGGAACAAGGCAACTCAGCCTCTTTCCAAAATCTGGGGTTCCATCAAAATACATTGACTGTGACTCAACCGCAAAGTTTGTATAGCGGCGATAGACCATTTTGAACCATGTAATTTGGGGATTTCCTGTTATAAAAACATCCTGTTTTCCTTGAGCGACAAGCTGTAAAAGACCGCCACCCGCTGTCATACTATTCTACCTTTCCATTTTGAGCTTTAGACTGGGGCCCTAAATATCTTATATGAATAGTATGGATCCCGCATGGATAGGACGATCCTTTGACACAGACTTACTTATCTTCCGGAGTCTCTTCGCTATAGATTCAAATACAAATCTCCCAGTTAGCACACAATATATTCTGGCAACGGATGGCATCGGTGGACTCCAATGGCAAGACGCATTCACAAATCTCTCCACATATTCAGGTCTTGTGAAGGCAGGAGTCGGCTATCTTCCTTCCACGATCTACAGCTTTTCCACCCAGCTCAACACCCTCTCTTCTGTAAATGGAACAGGCCTCAGCAGCATTTCAACGAGCATCGGCCTTGGTGGAATCCCTGGTAGTATCACGGGACCCCAGCTCTATAGCACAGTGGCTGGCCTTGGAAAAGCGAGCTATGTGAGCACTGCGACTCTTAATAACACGATTTGCAGCACCGTGAATGGCCTTGGAACGGCTGGATATATTAGCGCTGCGAACTTGACTGCAACCTTATCCAATGTATTTGACATTTCCACCCCCATTACAAGCACTGTAGTTGGCCTCGGCACAATCAGCTATGTAAGCACACCGAGCCTTATCAGTTCACTTGATGGCCTCGCCACATATGGATATGTAAGCTCCCTACATCTTCAAAGCACCGTGAGGGGACTCGGTAGAGCCGGTTATATCAGCACAGCTGCACTCACCAGCACCTTTACGGGTGCTAGGATCTCACTTTTATCAAACTCTGCGAGCACAGTCCAGGGTCTTGGCACTCTCGGTTATGTGAGCACACAGACTCTTCTGAGCTCAACAGACGGCCTCATGAGAAACATATCGGTGGACAGGGCAGGCACTCTAGTTGTTTACAATAGCCACGTCACGGTTTCATCCCTTCAAAATCTTGCATTCTTGAGCACATTCTATCACTCATCCATCACATACAAGGGGAACAACGGTCCTCAAGAGTTTGAAGCTATTGCCCAAGATATCAATTTTTCAAGCGCCACGATTAATTTTGGAGACTATTCAAACTATATCACATCAACATCCCTCATCACGATTGATGTGTATCCCACCTTCCTTTTCAATGAAATGAGTCTTATTTGCGCGACAACTGTGTTTTCATTCAGCACATTGCTACAGTATGACCACAACCCCGTCCCTGACATTGTGAATCACTCATATCTTGTGGGAACAGGATTTCTCACAGGAAACTCTAACTTTTTCAACCAACCGATTCGCATGACCTTTACCGGCTGTAATATTGTGGGTCACTATGATCAACCCTATACACTCATACATAGAATGCCTGGCTCTCTCTCTTATAATCTGACGGGTGGCATTGACAATACGACAACAAGTATGGCGATGTATATGGCTTCAACCAATTCACTTTTTATATCAATACAGAATCCGCTGATCTATTAATGCCGAACGACTTTGAACAAGTATGTATATTTTTTGTTTTCTTAAAAAATATGCTTACAAATATCGTCGTGACTTTTATTTTAAGGAAGCTTTAGCTTCCTTAAAATAAAATGTCCTACGACGTTTATGGTGGCAGGCCTTAAATTTAAGAAAGCTCAAAGAGCTTTCTTAAATTTAAGCGCCACCGGTAGAGGAATGTCGTCAAGGGCAAAAACATTAGAAGACCTTGATATTTTGACTGTAACAACAATTAATACAAAAGGACCGTCAAATACAATTATTCCCCCATTTTATACACTCACATCGGATGGAAAGGGCGCAACCTACTGGTCTACGATGTCCTCACCAAATGCATTTGTCTCCGCCTTTACAACGCTAGCAACCCCTGCTGGAACATATGTGGCGGATGCAAGCGCGAACCGTTTCACATTCAGAGAGGGAGGAGGAATTGGGTTCGCCCCGCTCCCTTTTCCAAACACGGTGTCTGTCTATGCGAAAGCATTTAATAAGATTACTGTTCCTGGACAAACTTCACTCACATCCCTTTCCTCTATTACCATGTCCAGCATGGGTATGGTATCCATTCAGAGTCAAAAAAACACCCTCTCCTATTCAATCAAGTATCCAAATTTTCAAGTGAGCAATGAAGCTCTTACAATAACAAATGAAAACCCCACTCTAACATTTGCAGGTGTAGGTGGAATTCTATTAGATCTTTCTGCAAACTCCACAATTGAAATAGGAATAAGCAGCTTCACCAGTGCCGATTATGTGATCATGCAACAGACAGCTAGCACTCTCTCCACATCTTTTCTTTCTTCTCTGAAAATCTTTACAACAAAAGAGGTCTTATCAACATTACAAGACTTTTCCACGAATATGGCGAACGACAATCTTTCTTCCGCTACTCTCTATATTTCATCGATAGCCGCCTTTTCAAATGAGCCCACACTTATGGAACTCTTTTATCCTGAAAATCCCGCGCCAATCTATGGGGCGATTTCAACCTTTTCTACCTCGCTCAGCGTTCTATTACAAAAAGAGACGATCCTATCAACAACAAGTATTTTCAGTCAGCCGACTTATACTCTTAATAATGAAACCTTCAGCACATTCATGATCGATCTATCCAATAACTACTCGACAGCGAGCACAACCCTTTTTGAATTTAATGACTGTGTTAAGAAGATCGAGTATTTGAGTTCATTCCAGGGAATCCAGTATGGACAAGATATCTGCTATTCATCTGTTCTCTCCTCAATTGGTGATCCGATGAGCACGTTTTCTACAACCTTCACATCAACCTTCATATCGTTAACAAAGAATCGCAACCGTGCCAATATCTTTTCTACCGTACCCTATACGCTCTATACACCGTTTCCTTGCACCCCTACTGCGCTCGGCACAGGATTCACTATTCCTATTTCAACGTGCGAGGTCAATCTCTCATCCTTTTTAAAATATATTGATTCAAATTCTAAGATTTTCTTGAGCTACACCCCCAACTATTCATTCTCCAACCTTTCCAACTATCAGATTAATGGTATGACATATTCTGCCAATTGTTATCCGATTGAGACGGCCCTCACATATGATACAAGCACCGTTACAACGTATCTAGATTACACGGTTCTGAATACAAGTTCAATTGCAGGCGCCCCAACAAATACGCGAGGATCCTTCACACGAAGCTACACAAATCCTATTAAGTTACAGATTGATACTAACTATTTCATAAGCAATTACAGAAGATCCTTTGTGATCACTCACACTCACTCAAATATAGTGTTCTGGAAAAACTCCATGGCTCCCTATAATCCGCTAGGAGGCGCCGTGGCTCCCTACAATATCTATGCTTCTAACTGTCAACTTGGTCCTATTCTACTGTCTGAAACTTATTGGAGAAACTATATGCCCTCTACGAATGGCCTATTTATTACAATCAATAATGCGATTCTCTAAGACGGTAATTTCTAGCCTCACAAATAGATGGCATCCTGTGGTGGAAATGAAAGAATTCGCCGCACATTAGATGTGGATACAATAACACTACGTCAAGTCAATGTTCGCGGACCCAACAACAGTGTTATTCCATCTACATCCGTTCTTGTCAGTGATGGTAGAGGAGGTACCTATTGGTCCCTGATCAGCACCATTGGCTCCTATCCCTCCTTCAATCAGTTAGCTTTTGATTCTAACATTTACACAGCCACACCTGGTTCCACTATTTTTACCCTCAGTAGCGGGACAGGAATTGGCTTTGTAGATTCCGGATCAAATACTAATTATATCTACACAAAAGCCTTTCAGACATTTCTTGTAAATGGTCAGTCATCCATCACCGCCTACACTGGAAATGCACTTACTCCCACTGTCACCTTTTCATCCATTGGAGGTCTCGCAATAAAGACAGATCCTGCCAGCAATGTCCTCTATTTTGATGGAGGAATCAAGTCCATTCGTGTTCTTTCAAACAGCTCCTCACCTACACAGATTGGATCTCTTCCTATTACTTTGTCTCTTTCCACGGTAAAGTTTGCGGGGATCGGCGATATCTATCTGCAAACAGTTCCTCTTTCAAACACTGTAAATATCGGAATCAACGGGTTCACGGCCTCTGGTTACAAAGATCTGCAGAATACTATTCTAAATTTTGATTCAACTGTCTACAGCACAGTAAGCAGTCTCTACACGCTCAAGACAGATTTCTCTACAGGTATTGAAAGTCTCTCAACTGGAACAGCGATTAGATACCAAGCGCTGAGCACATTCACCTTTAGCAATATTTCAACCCTTTCATCTGCCAGAATTCATGATTTATCCACTGTTTCTACAGAAAATAGTCAGGGTATCTCAACCGTTTCGACGAACGCCTATCAGTGGATCTCCACCCTCTCCTCCTATTTCTATCAGGTGAATCAATCTACGCTCTCCACATTTATCTACAAAGAGCTGGCCAGCACAACCGTTGGATATACTTCGAATATGGGCACACAGATGAGCAGTCTGTATAGCACTCTTCGAGTCTATGGAAGTAGTCTACTTCTAACAGAGTTTCTGAGCACAACCAGCTCTTTTATCAATTACAATAACTCGATCCAATTTTCATCCCTTTCAACAACGCAGAGTGGCCTTTCCACAATGTCAACCACCATGACATCAACCTTTTTCAGTAAACTACTCCCTAAATACAATCTGATTTCTTCCCTTGGCTACACGGGTAGTCATGGTGACCATATTCCCTTTACATATAACACGGTAACAGGAACATTTGCTACAAGCACTGCCACTCTTTGTTTTAAAGATGTTGTCAGCAGTATTCGGACAGCAAACACCGACATGTATATTGAATATAATCCTGTGTTACTTCTCCCTATGGCTTCAAACTGGTTTATCCCTGCTCAGACTCTGTATACAAATATAACATATGAAGATGGCTCTATAATGGACTCTTCTGTGTTTCAGGACACACTGCAACTGGACCAATTTGCTCCCTCTGTTGGAGCAAGTGCACTTCTATCCAATCTCTATTCAAAGTCAATGAAGCTTAGACTAGATGCTGATTTTATTTTACAGAATGGTGGAGGTGTCTATACAATTTATCATTACTCAGATACAATTGCTTCCAATATTTACAACCTTGGAACCAATTCAAATAGCACTCTTCATAACAGAACCTCTCTAAAAAATTCGTTATTTTTAAATCTTTTTACCAATGACTAAGGTAGATGTCGTCGAGTGCTCGCAGATCCATTGATACCGACAATATAACTCTTCGCACCGTGTATGCGAAAGGTGCATACAATACTAATATACAGAGCACTCTGGCGCTTACGGCAGATGGACGTGGTGGAACCACGTGGACCCATCCAAGCTCACTCGGTGTCTATGGCCTCAATTATATTTCCACAGATGTCTCTCTCATTTCATGGGATCTCTCCCAGAACAACATTATGTATCTGACAGGTGGTCAAGGTGCAGGTATACAGAGCAGTATCAGAAAGACCGAGGCAATTGTGTATGCAAAGGCGTATCAGGCCCTCCATGATATCAACAGTGGGAGCAACATGACAGTTCTGGATGGGCCTCCTGGAGTCCTCTTTTCAACGATCAATCTGTCAACAACCAGTTGGCAGATTTATCCGACACTGTGCACTCCCCAGCAAACTCTCTATCTAAATACGAATCCCACGAAATTCTTGATCAATTCTAATATTCCAACAATAAGTCCTTCAGTCATTGGTAACCAATACGAGGAGCTCAATATAGATAACGTAAATTCCACGATCAGATTCCTCGGTGTTCGCGATGTCCATCTATCAACAATTAATGGTCCTAAGAAATCAGTGTTCTTCAGCATCAGCACCTTTACAAGCGAGGGCTATCTAAGTCTATCAGGTGAAGTCTCTTCCTTGACGGCGTTGTCAACATCCATGCCCTACCACTATCGCGATATGATTATTATGACTCCGTCCAATTCCCTTTTCAGAACAGATAGTATACAATCTTTTCTATCAACCCCCTACAATGCCATTTTCACTCTAAAATATGCAGGCATTAACCCTCCTGTTGATTCCAACTTTCACTTTACAAGCAGTATAGGATGGCCCTATAAACCGCGTGGTCTTTCAGGATCTAACGTTATCTCCACCTTTATGTCCACGGTAACCACCGATGAGCCGCGCGATTATACAGTATCCGTTGTGGAAAGTGATTTAGGCATTTATTCAGGAGATGCATATATCAGTAGTTTCACCTTTAATCTTATACCATACTCTACTATCATTAAGAGAAATCTAAATACCTCTATTGTTCTAAACTATACACCTAGCTTTCTACTTTCGCCGAATAGCACAATTACTGGACAACCGCAAAATGTCCTCTTTGGCTTTTCCACCTTTGTAAACTATGGTGATCAAACTGTTCTTGGCACCACAGTTGAAGACCTATTTATGGCACCCAATCAGTATCCTAATCAAAACCCCCTTTTTGGTCGTCTGCAGATTAGTATTCCTGATTCTTTTGCACGCTATCATTGGGAGTCTAACTATACTGTGAATCACTATTTCCCTAGTTGCATAGGTGGCTACTCGAACTCGGTCGCCAATTCGTGGCCCGCAAGCTCCTACAATTATGTGCGCCCTGGTCTATCTTCAGCACAGATCACCTCCTATTCATCAAAATTCAACACTGCCTTTATTTCTATAATTGGCGAGTAAGTTCGCGGATAGGCCATCCCTCTCTCTTTCCCAACTCTACAGCCCACGCCTCCAACTTGCCCCCTACAACTGCAGTAGGGCGATACGGCCACGGACTCATATACACAGCATTGGGATGCTTGTGTATGCGCGTCCACGCCAAGTGCTTTTCACCTGCCGACATCATCCACCTCTTGAAATAGCCCTGCCCTCTTGAATTCTCGGCATAATTTGCGCGAATTTCGGCAATTCTCCTCTCCTCTGCCGTGAGGGTCGCAGGATAATCCTTTTCAAACTGCTCCGTCAAAAGAGTGAACCACTTCCTCAGCGCATTGGCGCGCCAAACGGTCATCTGAAACACGAAAAGATACTCGTCAAAACTCGGATCGAGCTGCTGCCAATGGAGTCCATACTTTTCATCTGCCGCGGCAGGTCCAGGGCAGGGCATCCAGCGGATACTCTGCACCGACGGATCCTTCTCCAGAATCGCAAAGGTCTCCTCAATGATATTGAAGTCAATAAAGCGCTCTAAGAGAAAGTCCTCTTGAGCAGGCACGATGTAGTCATAGGGGGGAAGTCTACGCAAGGCAGCTTCGCGGGACTTGAGAAAGCCGGATTCGCTAGGAAGAAGCTCCAGCACCTTTACACCCTGACTCTTCATATCCTGAATCACATGGTGATTGGGCTCCTCTGTAGCGATCCAGAGATCCCAGTCAAGGCCAGGCGCATATCTACGTATTAACCCAATATGGAGGGGTAATAAATAGAAGTATTTAGGGGTCGTATTAATCAGATACGCAACCTTCATCTAGAGTCTAGGGTGGCTTTTCTTTAATTCACCACGAGCCAAGAGACTGCCTGCCCATCCGTGGCACTGGATGATGTGATCGTAAAAGAGTTATTTGCAACTGATGCACGCAGTGTGGCCGCGCCAGTTCCTGTTAAGAAAACGAGGGAGTGCTTTGTAGAAGAGTTAGACGTGCAAGCCGTTGTTGTTACCACAAGGGTTGCAGAATTACCAGGGAATGTCGCAACACCAGCAGAAGCAGACCCTGCGTTGATAGCACCGGTTGTCGCCGTGATATACTTGGGAGAAACACCGAAGTGACCCGTCGTTAAAGAGCCAGAAAGATCGACGCTACCAGACACATTCACATCACCGCCGAGCACATTAACATCGCCGTGCTTGGTGATGATATCACCGTTCGTGTAAACAGGTGCGCCGTTGTCTACAAGCTCGCCGACAGGGTCCACGCCGCGCTGCTGGAAATACGGCTTGTCAGTGGAATAAGGCGCGAAGACGGCGGCATTCGGATCAATAAAGCCCGTGAGGCCGCTGACCGCATCATAGACGGAGACCATGGGCGTCATTACGCCCACATTCGCGCCAGGCACGAGCTTCTTGCCCGTCTCGGCGAGGAGGCGGCCCACGGGGCAATTTGCCGTGGTGGCACCCGCGACAACGGCGAGCGTGCCAACATTCTGAAACTGATTATTCAGAGAGACCGTGTAGGTGAAGAGCTCCTGGTCAAATGCATTGACCGAGACATACGTGCGGAGAGACACATCCTTGCGCTGGCCGTAAGTTGAAGACATCTTATAATTATAGAGAAGGTTTAAATCTGGAGCACCTTTCTTAAAGAGTATGTGGGGTAAGCATCCAAAGACAGGAAAGCCCATCCGTATTCTACAGACTGAAACCTGTATCAGCCGTGATCGGAAGACAATCGCATGGGTTCCTGCTGAGAAGGCAGAAGAAGCAGCATGGGAGCGATGGGATGTTGGGTCAATTGGCCTTAAGAATCTGACGAAGAAGACAGATGTGCTGGTTCTCTGCGATCCTGCCGAGGTCACGGAAAATGTTGCATGGTTTCGGACAGGTCAGTGGCAGCCTTATTCTATGATCTTGACGAGCAAGGAGGTTCTTGATGTCATAGGAGAGGAGGAGCTCAAGGAGCTCGGCATTGGGAATATGATTTGCTTGGAGGAGGTGCATGAGTTGTATCCTTTTGTTTGTGCTGGCTCTAGCCCTAGCACAAACGATGCTGGCTCTAGCCCTAGCACAAACGATGCTGGCTCTAGCCCTAGCACAAGCACGGGAGGCAAGTGGGACGGCACCGCAGAAGACGCAGCCCTCCTTGCCTCTCTTCTTCTCCGCAAATACAGAGCTCTTGGCCTTACCTCAAACAATGGACGTGCCATCAAGGTAGAGCCCCTCACTCCTCCTCCCCAGCTCTGGATGATCACCCAGTTTTTCAAGGCCAAGAAGGCCGACCGCATGGCAGAAATTACCACATGCCTTGTAAAGAATCTCCTCTGCCCCTACGTGGATAAGACCGTGCTGTTAACCGAAGAGGATATGAGCGCCCATATTCCCCCCATGAATCCAGAGAAGGTTCTCCAGGAAGTAGTCAAGAAGCGCCTCACGTATGCGATGGTCATCAAGTGGATCGCAGAGAAGGCGCCTTCCAATACGATCTGTGTATTTGCAAATTCAGATATTTATCTGGATAAGACATGGTCTGCCCTCTGGTCGACGAAGCTAGAGGGCCGCTTTCTCTCTCTTCTCCGCTATGAGGCGGTTACTGGGGTTCCCGATGAGGAGCACCAGCTGTTTGGTCCTCGCCCTGATAGCCAGGATACGTGGGCTATCCTATCAGACAGTGTGAAGGCGAAGACGTGGAAATATGAGGATCTGGAGTTTCCGTTTGGCAAGGCAGGTTGTGACAATGCGATCAATATGGAGATGCTCCGCGCTGGCTTTCTTGTAACGAATCCAGCCCTCACAATCAAGACGCATCACGTTCACGAGTCTACTCTTCGCACATATGACAAGACAGACATTGTGGACAAGAATATGTATTTTTACATCAAGCCGACAGGTCTTCACGACATGACCCCCCTATTTTCACTGAGCCCTACTCATACTCTTCCTGTTATCCCTTTTTCCCGCCCCGTTAGAGGTCCTGTTCAGAACCATCTGCGCACCTTCTGCACAATGGTATCTAAGGGTTCTGAACAAACATTCACATATGGATCAGACAATAAGTATACTGCAACAGAACCTGTAAAGATCTATGAAGATACTGGTGTTTTCCAGACAAATACTGGCCTCGCTTACACGTATGATAGCATCTACGTTGGAAAGTCCAAGGCGGCGGCAGATGCGTGGAACAAGTCCACTGTCAGTAAGCTTCGTCCCTCTCTACCAGTAGAGATTGGTCTCATCGCTCCTCTTCCTGACACGTTTATGAGAAACCCTCTCAACTTTATTCTCAGATACATTTCCAATATCCTAATCCTCAGAGAGAAGGCTGGAGGAAAGGGTGAGTTCTGGCTGCCGCGGAGCAAGCCGTTTATGGATGCGATCCAGATCTTTAGTTGGAATCAGAAGGAGGTGCCTGTCATTCCGCGTGACGAGGGTGTTCAGGTGTATTGCGAGAAGGCATATATTATGCTGCCGACAGATAACAATCTGATAAGCAGAGAGCAGGTCACTTTTCTTCGTAAGCATTTGATCGTGAGGAGGGACGGAGGTTCCTCGCGCTGGCTATCGGAAAGAGAGAAGGAGAAGAGGACTGTTGTCTTCTTTGATGAGACCTACTGCAATCGCGAGTTTATCCGTAAGATCGAGGGCAATTACAATGTGGATGTAATCTGGCCTGAGAATACCACCATTGAGACTTTAGTGGCAAAGCTGAGTGGCGCCTACAGACTCATCGCCGCATCCGTGAACATGGGGTGGTCCTGGATTCTTCCTGTCGGCTCCACAGTCATTGAGATCCAGAATGAGATGATGCCGAATGCTGAGGGTCTCCACTTGGCCTGTGCATCGGAGCTTGTGCACCTCTTGGTTCTCGCGCCCAAGGGTCAGGTTACGGAGAATGTGCGCAATATTCTGGTGGAGCAGATTCTGACACCTGTAGCCGATGCGGTGGATACGAAGCTTCCTCTTCTGATCATCCCTAAGAAGCCTGTTGGCGACTTCTATCACCACAGTGGTGATAGCTTCAGAGAGATGGCAGTCATGTGGGCTGAAAAGGGCTATGTGCGGATCATCGAGGACTCGCATGCGCACCATGTCTGGCTCCACGGAATAGGGAATACGCTCTTATACGATCGGCCGACGTATAAGTGGCTTGAGAATGCTCCTCCTGAGGAACGGCGCTTTGTGAAGGCGCTCTTTGGAAACCCTGCGCCTGTGAATGGAGGAAAGGCGTGGAGTTTCTGGCCGCGTCGTCCTGCCTTGGTGGAGGAGCTGGCTCCCAAGGCCACGGCCACATGGTCAGAGCGGTTGCAGCGCCTCGTTTTCTATGGGCGAACTGAGAACGATACGCAGAGAAAGCACAGGCCTCTTGAATGGGCTGCTGTCTGTTCCGAGTTCTCTATGCCCGACGGCCTTGCCAAATATCCTTATACACAGCGCGAGTATCTGGAGAAGTTGGGCCAGGCGAAGTTCGGCCTCTGCCTTCCAGGATTTGGCCTCAAGTGCCATCGCGAGGTTGAGTGTATGGCGATGGGGTGTGTGCCGATCGTGAGTCCAGGTGTAGACATTAGTGGATACGCGAATCCGCCCGTTGAGGGTGTGCACTATTTCAAGGCTGAGACACCAGAGGATGCGCAGCGCCTTTCCGAGGAGACGGATGAGGCCACGTGGATAAAGATGTCTGAGGCGTGCAAGGCGTGGTGGCTCGCGAACAGCAGCTGCGATGGAATGTGGGCTCTGACACAGTCACTTTTAAAATAGGGGCATTATAGATGCCACCAAAATATTCTTCTTTTTTAAATGAGTTTCTTGGGCCAAATACAGGTATATCAGCGCCAGTACCACCAGCACCAGTAGCTGCTCCTCCGCCTATACTACAAATACCTATTGCACCTATTTGGGATCCAGTTAAGGGATCTGAATTCCTTATAACATCGGGCGAAATGATAAAGTTAACAGGCAGTTTTAAATTTGACCATGAAGCAATGCAAACACTTATGGAAAAAAACTGACTCCATTATCAAAACTTGTTGATAGAAATTTTATTGTGGATGCAAAGAAATACCCCACAGTGTATGTAACAAGTGATATTCATTCAGATGTAAGAAAGTTCATACAAATGCTCCAAGGAGCTGGACTTGTAGACTTAGGAAGTTTGAATGATATTTACATGGGAGAGAATATTTATGACCCAGCCCTTTTTGATCAGATTGAATGGAGAGGAGGGGCAGGAACACTTCTTGTTATTGTTGGAGATCTGGTTGATGGAAAGAGACCCGATAAAATATATGAAAAATCATATATAAATGACCCAAAAGGTTCCTTTGAATTCTTATTACATGCATTCCTTTATAATTTAAAGATTAAGGCACTAAATGCAGAGTCTGATGTAAGATTTACAATAGGAAATCACGATTTTGAGACAGTTATAATATATAAACAAGAACCTCCTAATCTATATACTGGTTTTGTAACAGATCAAGCAAAGATTTTTTTTGATGGCTATTATGGGCGGCGGAATGCCCTACTTCCATTTTATGAGATATCCCCTTTTTATCTACTTTCAGTTTTAGGCAATGATAATGAGAGAAAAATAGCATGTGTGCATGGAGGATTACATTCAGGAAAATCTCCAGCCATAAAAAATTATACAACGATTCTTGAGAATCTTCAAATAGAAGTATCAGCTAATTTTTTAAATAGAAAGGATGATAAGTTTATTGCTGATAAAGTGATGACTATGTTTCAAGATAAATGGATAGCGGAAGAACAGCCTGGTCCTCTCTGGACACGCTCCTATGCCGATTCTATTTCTGATTCACACTGTGCTGAAATTGCCAAGACTGGATATAAGTTAGTCGTAGTTGGTCACTGTCCAACAAATATCGGATTTTCTCGCACGGAAGCAGTCATGAAGGCAGGGCCATATGCGGGATGTGAACACTCCCCTCATGGTCCAGTGGGAGATGGATGTGTCGTTTTAGATTGTCCTCATTCTAATGGAAAGCCCCAGCTCGCCTTTGTAGATGTTGCTTTATCTTATGGATTTAGAAATCAGGAACAAATTATTGATATGAAGCTTAAAAATACTACAGCAAATCCTGATGGTAACAGAATGAGAACAGTTGAAATGCTTAAACTAACAGGTGTGGATACAGCCGAATTTACTATTGAAAGGAAGAAGATTGCAGTAGCAATGGCAGGCGGCCGATCCAGGTCTAAACGGACACGGCGTAGATCTAAGAAGAATGCAAGTAGGAAACGGGGGCTCCGTGGAACTTCTAGAAGTGTTCGGAAACGATCTCACAGTCGTCAACGCCGCTAGAGTGAGTTTCCATAAGATTGCGACTGTGATGGAGACAAAAGATGAGAAGCTTATCTCTTATCTGGCTAAGCATAACCACAACAGTCCTTTTTTCCACCCGCAGGCACGTTTTCGTCTTAAGATGCCGATCTTTGTGGCGCGCGAGTGGTTTCGCCACACTGTCGGCTTTTCGCGCAATGAGGTGAGCCGCCGCTATGTAGATGACGAGCCCGAGTGCTGGGTTCCCACGGAGCTGAGGGCTCGTGACGCGAATAAGAAGCAGGGATCCAAGGATGAACTGATCCCTACGAATTCTGTGGTTGTCAAGGAGATCCAGAATTTTACCGATGGGGCGGTGTCCTTCTACAACTTTCTTCTGAAGGAGGGTGTTGCGCCTGAGATTGCGCGGGCTGTCCTGCCACAGTCCATGTATACTGAGTTTATTGAGACGGCATCTCTGGCGGCCTATGCGCGTCTCTGCGGCCTGCGCCTCGATCCCCACGCACAAAAAGAAATCCGCGAGTTTGCAGCTGCTGTTGCGGAGCAGATGGAGAAGGCGTTCCCTGTTTCTTGGAAAGCTTTAGCTTCTGATTCATCCTAGAAGCAACAATGCTTCTGATTCATCCTAGAAGCTACTCAGCATCCGAGTCAGGAATAGAGGTGATAATACTCTCCTTAGCAGAGTCCCAGCGACCTACATACTTGAACGTAGAGGTCTCATAGACCTTCTTCTTACCCGAATCATAATAATATTGCTTGCCATTCAGTTCCTTCTTAAAGACCTGAACGACATGCACTTCCTCGGGCTCAATGGGCTCCTCTTGAACGATGGCGACTGGCTGGGTTACCTCGGCCTTCTTAACCTTTACCTTCTTTGGCTCTTCCTTTGCCTCTGGTTCCTTCTTAGCCTTTGGCGCCCTCTTCTTCTTTTCTGTTGGCGCTGTTACCTCAGGTAAGGGAACAGCGGCCATAGCAGTATCTTGAAGTGCCTTCTTTGCCCTAGCCATATCTTCTGGAGATATCGTATATCCAGCTTTAACCTTTTCTACGAACCAAGGGCTACCATATGCAACACTCTTCAAAGCGCCAATATTCTTGATTGGCTCATCAATTGTGCCCCACCATTGTGACGGATGATTCTTATTCTTAGTAGGCTTTGGTTTCTCGCGCTTATTAGCGCAGATACCACAGACTTTATCTCCTTGAATTGGCTTTCCATCACAGCGATATGGAATATGAAATTTACAACCATCAATAAAACGAGGCATATGATCATCTTTCACGCGCCACGCCATACATTGTGTAGCCATTCTGGTAACGAACCTGTTAGCAGCAGCAACCGTCAAATTTGAAGGGTCGGGTCACCTGACCTCGAGTAGGATAAATGAATAGCCTTTTCACCATGGACGCTATTACTGGAACAGCTCTCTTCTATCTAAGCTTTACACGGTTTATGAATGGACAGCCTCTCCTTGGATCTATCATTCTAGTTGCAACATTTATCAACTACTTTGTAATGTATGTAAAGGAGGTAGAGCGCCTTCGCCTAACCTCTACAGGAGTAGAGTTTGAGGAACTTCCTGATGAGCAGGAGCAGGAGGAAGAGGAAGAGAAGCATGAAGAGCCTCCTCTCCCCCTCTCCCCTGTAGAGGATGGAGAGATGGCTGATGATGAAACTGAGCCTATTAAGGAGGAACCCCCCTCTCAAGCCGAGGCAGAGACTGACTTTATTGAGTGCTCCCAGTGTGGAACTCTAATTGAGCCTGATCTTGCTGGAATGTGTAATGCCTGTATGAAGGCCGTGTATTGTGATGA